GTGGGGCAAACGAGCAAATTGATGTTTTTCGTCTTTATAACGATTTTCTTCAACTGCTTCAGTTTGTACTGAAACCCGCACCTATCGCACTCCGCTATTGCCTTTTTACCGGAAGCAAACTTTGGGCCTGCCATAATCTACCTTAATAAAAATACTGCCGTGGGGCCAGCCTCAAAGACGCCTTTTCCCGATCTTCGCTTGACCCTAATGCCCACTGTTCTTCATAAGAAGCCTTCAACATTTCGATCCTATTCATGGCATCGGGTATCTTCAAAGACAGGTAATAAGCCAATCCAGCCGCCATACAAGGGATCATGCGGAAAGGGATGTCCTCGGTATTAATACCGTTACCAGCATCTTGAATACGGCGCAAACGCCAGTAGACAAAGGAATAGAAGTTAGACTGATCTGGGGCAGGCCAGACATTGATGTTTGGCAGGTTGCGAACCGTCACGATAGCCCCGGCGGTATGTGCGGCAGCCGTCGTACCTTCTACCCCACGTACACAGTTTTGTAGGGTATTCCCTGATATTTCGTTGTACCCAATGGTCTCGTTGCCAAGTTTAATAAACCCAACGTAGTTCAAACCCTCCACGGAACTCAACGTAACCGTGTTAGAAGAGGCCGTAATCGTGGTGGCTAGGGTCTTAGTCGTGGTGTTTTCATAACCGCTCTGGCGGTCAATCCAGACCTGAATCGGCCTACCTTGGGCGTTCTTATTAGGGATTGTGGCGTAGGTTGAGGACGAGATCCGGTTGATGTTGATGTCTGACTGAGGTATCCCAGTCTGGGTACGAATCACCATGTCCATCAAATCAATGGTATCTACAGGCAGGGCATAGGTTATCTGCCCTTGGTTCATAGGAATTGAACCCTGCTCAATAGTCCATAGGTTGATACCCCGGTTAGCCCACTCAATCGTTAATAAATTAAGGGAACGACGAGCAGTACGCATATCGTAGCCCGAGCGTAACTCGGCACCGCAACGCTCAAAAGCCTCTTCTACGAGGTTATTGAGGTCTAGGTTAAAAGAGGTCGTCCCTGTTGTGCTCATTTCATCTTCTTAAGTGTTTGCGCTAAACGGGCACGCTGGCCCAGTTTGCCGGGGGCTTTAGCCGCTGTAGCAAGTTTCTTTGCCGGGATTTTCTCACCAGCCTTGACCCCTAAAGACTTCTTCAAGGCACCGGGCTTTTTGATAGCCTTTTGGATCCACTTTTCAGCCATATCATCCTACCTTTCTATGCGGAGCAACTTTTTTAGCCACCCCTTTAGGCTGGGCGACGAACTGCTTTCCTGCGGCTTTACCGGCTCGCTTGGCGCGGGTGGTCGCGGCGTACTCTTGCGAGGAGAGCGCTTTGATGGCGCTGCTTGGGAGGTATCTTTCCCCTGTAGCCTTCGATCCTTGCGTAGAAGGTTTGCCACTCTTAGTTCTCCACTTTTGTTGCGTCCATGCTTTCAGACTTTGCTGCGGCTTTTTCAAGTTCGACATACCGTTCTCTCTGCCTAATCTTCCTAAAGTCTTCGGCTGTACTAATTAACCATTCAAAAACGTTCCCATCCTGATCAGCATCGTAGACAGGAAACCTAATCTTTGTACCCACCGCCTGCTTTCTTGTACTGCATAGCCAGCATTTGGGCCTTACGAGCACTCCATTGACCCGGAGCACCCCCTTTACCACCAGCCTTAATCCGCTCAAATATAGACTTGCGCATACCGGGTTTGGTGTAATTACCCGCCTCGTTTACCTTAGACTCACCGCCCTCGGCATACATCTTGACCTTGTTCGGATCATCCTTACGGGTGATCGTCTTGGCCTTCGGCATTTTAGAGGGGTTAATTGCCCCCATCCCCCGGCTTGCTCTCATTTAGCAGACCTTTCCGCCTTTTTTCATAGCAACTTGCTTACCTTTGGTCTTGCCTTTCATAGCAACACCGTCAGCGGCCTTGTGACCACCAGCCAAACCACCAGACTTCATCTTTTTCATACCGGCTTCAGCCATCTCATGCTTAACCATTGATTTGGGGGCGCCCTTTTTCTTCATAAAGGACACTTCCTTCTTCATCATTGCCTTTGACTCTTTCGTGGCGCCGCCTTCTTTAAACGACCTTCTGGCTGATCCACCTCTAAGTGGGTTCCCTCTAGTAGAAGTAACGGTTGGAGCCGGAGCCGGGGCAGGTGCTACTTTGGGTGACGTTCTGGGACTTGGTCTGAACATTGAGGGTTTCATTTTAGGACTTCCTTCCTTTAGGTTTAACTTTTACAGCACGTTTGGATGAAACAGAGCCACCTTTTTTCAGCGTTCCAGCGCCAAACTCGCCTCTAAAACCGGCTCCAAGACCACCAAACCGCTGACGAGGGCTAGTAGGTGTAGGAGGAGCAGATTTAACCGCAGGTAGTCTAACTGGAGGAAGTTTATACGCAGGTTTAGGCGCAGGTTTAGGCGCAGGTTTAGGCGCAGGTTTAGGCGCAGATTGAGCCGCTCTTGTTGCTGCACTGCTAACGTTTTTTACTGCTTTGCCGATCATTTCACACCATCCTTCCTTTAGTTTTACCACGTTGAGCACACCCATCGCCACGCTTAGAAGCGGTTGATTTCACTGTGCCACCTTTTTTCATGCCAGTAACCGCATTAAAACCAACAGGCTCAGTAGCACCGGTAGCATTTGAAGCGCCGTAATTAATGGTATTAGCCATACCATCTACTTCGTTCATAAGGGAAGTTGCAGTATCTGCAATGCCAGATAGCCCGCCCTCTGCGTACTTTTTAACTTTTTTCTTCATACCATTTTCCCACGGGTCTTGCCCTTAGTAGCGCAACCATCAGCACGCTTAGAAGCGGAGGACATTTTGACTTTACCGCCCTTTTTATAAACTTCAATTCCTAATTCACGAAGCCTTTGTTTTGTTTCTTCATCTGGGGCGGCCCCACCGGTCATATCAACACCAGCAGATTGCATATTGGACATTAATCTACCCATCATTCCACTACCACCAGATGAGCCACCGCCCGGTTCTGCTGTTACTGATCCAGATCCTTTTCCAAAACCCATATCACACCATCCTTCCGCGAGTTTTACCTTTAGTTGCACAACCATCAGCACGTTTAGAGGCGGAGGACATTTTTACCTTGCCGCCTTTTTTCATGTCGATGCTACCTTTTTGAGCAAAATTTACCATTTTTGCAATTATTCTTTTATCTAAAGAATCGTCAGGTGTTCCGGGGCCACTTAGTTGCGTATAGGTTCGATCTTCTGGGTTATACGAATACTGATAACTACCAGCATCACTAAGTTTATTAACAAAGTCTCTAATACCTTTCATATCACACCATCTTCCCACGAGTTTTACCACGCTGGGCACAGCCATCAGCACGCTTAGAAGCCGAGCCAACTGTACCGCCAGAGCGTTTCTTTTCTGGCTCAGACTCAGACTTAGGCTCTTCTTTCTTTTCTTCTTTTTTGTCTTCCTTCTTTTCTTCTTTTGCAAAAGGCGAAGGTTTTTCTCCTTTGGGTAGGAAGGAAGACAAGATACTTAGGGTTTTTAAGTTCACGCTACACCATCCGTCCACGGGTTTTGCCGCGAGAAGCGCAGCCATCAGCACGCTTAGAAGCCGAACCAATCATGCCTCCTTTTTTCATGCCAGAAACCTTGCCGCCGCTACGCTTGTACCCCATCTTGTTACGAACGTCTTCGGGTAACTTAGATAGTCCTGCGTTATCTTCTGGAATGTCTTTTAGCATCACTTATCCCTTTGAAATAAGGCCATCAATTTTGATTTCAAGGCGGTTAAACCTTGTGTCAAAGTGTTCAACAAGTTGTGCAATTTCTGTTTTAGTAGCGTTTTCACGGGCCACCTCCACTCTAGCGTTGTTAACTTTATCTTCGAGATCTTTTAACTTCTCGTTCTTTTCACGGGCAATAAACCCAACTACTGCTACAAAAGCAGTTAGTAAAGCCGACCACCCAACTAAGAAAAACTGTTCCATATCAGCACTTCCACGCCCGTAGGCTCTTATTGATACGGCTGTTTGGATCGTTAGCGGTTTTAGCGCTAGTTAACTTCTTTTTCATGCCTGTCATACGGGCACAGAACGACTTCTTACGTGAACCGCCTTCGGGTTGCGGAGCCTTCAAGCCGGGCTTACCGGGGTTAGCAGCGTTGTACGATGCCCTCCCCTTAGCGTTTAGCCCACCTTTTGGGTTCTT